AATTGATGCCTTCATAATTGGGTCAAGTCAATACGGGATTTTAAATACTTCGGTACTATCATACTAACTACAAAGGAGCAGTAAATGGCAACAGGATTCCCAGCAATAACAGGTGATGTGCTCAGTGCTGCAATGTTTAACGGGCTAGTGTCTTACACGATTAATACGCAAAGCGGTGCAACTTACACACTTGCCACGGCTGATCAGTATCAGGCACTTGTTATTACATCAAATGCCTCAACCAAAACCGTGAGCATCCCAACCAATGCAACTTTGGCTTATGCCACAGGCACTGCTATAACCATTCTAAATTCAGGTGCAGGATTGCTTACAATTAATGCCGTAACACCAGGCACAACCACAGTAACCAGTGCGGGTGCGACAATTGCAAGTCCTACAGTTGGACAATACAAAGCAGCAGTTTGCATCAAAACTGCAACCGATGCGTGGACAGTTGTGGGAGCAGTTGCGTAATGATCGCCAATGTTGTTGCTGCAATTACAAATTTTCCAGTCAAAGCACTGGATGTTGAGTATCTTGTCATTGCTGGTGGTGGTGGAGGCGGCGTTACCTCTGGAGGCGGTGGAGGTGCCGGTGGTTATCGAACAGCAACACTTACAGGATTGGCAAAGGCTACAAACTACAGCCTAAAAGTAGGCGCGGGTGGTACAGGTTCAAACAATAACGGCGCTCGCGGTGCTAATGGCGTGTCAAGTATTTTTAACACGATCACTAACGACGGCGGAGGCGGCGGTGGTTCGGCTTCTGTAGGTTTTAGATCAGGTTCTAACGGTGGATCAGGCGGAGGCGGTGCTGGACAAACAGCGACAAGTGAGGCCGGCGGTACTGCAACAAGTGGACAAGGTAATAACGGCGGTGCTAACTCAGCGGCGGCAGCTTTTGGCGCAGGTGGCGGAGGAGGTGCCAATGCCGTAGGCGGTGCAGGTTCTACGACTGCCTCGGGCGCGGGAGGTGCAGGCAGTACCTCAACTTTAAGCGGTAGCTCTGTTACCAGAGCGGGAGGCGGAGGCGGCGCTGAAACCGGTTCAGGTGCAACAGCGGGTACAGGCGGTTCAGGCGGCGGTGGTTATGGTTCAAGTAGTGCAACAAATCCACCCGCAAACGGTTCAGTTAATACAGGCTCAGGCGGAGGCGCCTCACACAATAGCGGAACGTGCGCCGGTGCAAATGGTGGTTCTGGTCTAGTAGTTTTAAAGTACGCAGATACCTTTACAGCTACCTTTAGCGGTGGAGTTACTCAAACAACGGCAGCGCCTAGCGGCGGCTTTAAAGTATCAATAGTTACAGCTGCCGGAGTATCGGATACGGTGAGTTTTGCATAATGGCACACTACGCATATTTAGATGATAACAATATGGTTGTTGATGTAATTGTCGGCAAAGATGAAACTGAATTAATTGATGGATTGCATCCAGAAATCTACTACGCGCAAGGCACTGATTACACGGTTAAACGCACCAGTTTTAATGGCAAAATCAGATTCAATTATGCAGGGGTTGGGATGCAGTACGACCCAACAGCCGATGCCTTTTACTTTCCTGATCCGAAATGCCACCCTGAAAGAGTTTTAGATAAATCCGATTACATTTGGAAGTGCGCAAATGCCGAGCACAACGCTGAAATCTGATAACGGTTGGCCAGCGAGCAAAGATCCTGCTGAGATTGGCATCAAGTCGTACCCCGTGAATGGCACGAGAATCGAAATACGATGCGCTGAAAAAGTTGCACCATTGCTAGTGGGATTTGCAGCAGAGTTCCACGCAACCATTGAGCCGATAGATCACGGCAGCCTTGATGATTGGGGCTACTGTTTTAGAATGGTGCGCGGTCGTGAGGACCGCCTAAGCAATCACAGCAGCGGCACAGCGATTGATCTAAATGCAACAAAGCATCCACTGGGTGCTGAAAATACATTTACACCAGAAAAGACTTTGGCAGTATTGGCACTAGCTGCTAAGTGGGGCCTCAAGTCTGGAATTACTTACAAACTAAGAAAAGACCCGATGCATTTTGAAGTTTGCCTGACCCCTAAACAGGCAAAAGAGCGCATTGCTGCGCTCGGATTGGATACGAATGGCTGAACAAATTAAAGGTGCGTGCGGCACTTATGTCCGCGCGTTACTGACCATCTTGCTTACCTTGATGGCCACAATTGGAGGATCACCGCTGGACTTTACCAGCGCGGATTGGCAAATGCTTGCCAATGGACTTTGGGCATCTCTTTTGCCTGTCATTATGCGTGCCTTAAGCACAAGTGATGACAAATACGGGCGAGCACCAAAAGAGTAATGACCGACACGCGGGGCTGGTGTTGCAAAATGTCAGCCCTTAGTGCCACAATTAAAATACGGACTAGAAAGGACTAGAAAAATGGCAGCAAATACAGCGTTTGCAGTAATGGTGGCAATGTATGTGGCAATCTGTTTTGGGTGCGTGTTGTTGGGTTACGCCATAGGCCACAGAGATGGCAAGCACATAGGGTATAAGCGTGGCCGGTCAATTGGTTACAGCAAAGCCAAGCAGGATTGGAACCTAACCAATGGCCTTTGACCTTAGCGAGTACCAAACAGTTGATGAGCGGATTGCCCTATTTTGGGTCAAATATCCCGAAGGTCGCATTGATACCGATTTGGTGTTTAACGATGGCAAGTCGTTTATTATCAAGGCAACGGCATACCGGAATGATGGCACAATCATTGCCAGCGACTACGCGCACGAGATTGTCAGCGATCGTGGGGTAAATGCCAATTTTGCCCTAGAGAATTGCTGCACCAGTGCAATTGGGCGAGTGTTAGCCACGGCTGGATTCCAAGCCAAGATTGGCAAGCGGCCAAGTCGTACCGAAATGGAAAAGGTGCAACGGGTTGCAGCTGGTGTGCCGGTCGCAAATGATGATCTTTGGAATGAGCCGGTGATGGCAGTAGTTACTGCCCTTGCAGCACCAGATGATCGTGAGCCTAACAATCGCGCCTATCCTTGCAAACACGGTACGCGACTTTACAACAGTGGCAAGAACGCAACCACTGGCAAGAAGTGGGAAGGATATTTTTGCGATAGCCCACAGCACAAAGCAGATCAATGCGCACCAGTAGGGATGGATGGCAAAGAGTGGGCTAAGCGTGGCTGATCTTGAGGTTTACTTCCCAGACAATACAGCCCTGCACTTCACTGATGCCGGCGTTACCGATGAGGATGCCACGATTTGCGACAGCTGCAACACCAAGCAATTCTTGAGCGGTGGCATAGTCAGTGATCAGATATTTGTGTGCGCTAAATGCAGGGTTGCCGATGAATGAGATGCAGCTCTTTCTCTATCTCAAGAATCGGTACATACCTGATCTATTAATGCAGCCTGATCCAGTTGCACGCTTTGATTCTAGTAGTGAGCAACTAGGGGTTTACATAGAACTCAAATGCCGTGATACGCATTATGACGAGTTGATGATTGAGCGCGACAAGTACCACGCGGTAACTCAACGGGCTTGGGTGGATGGCAAAACTGCCTTGTATATCTGCTCAACACCAAAGGGCATTTGGTCATTTAACCTAAACAAATTAACAATGCCTGCTTGGTATTACTTTGATGGATTGCCTGCAACTACAGAGTTTGAAAACACAGATACAATTACCAAAGTTGTGGGATTTCTGCATATAAGCAGAGGCAAGCGGATCGGTGCTTATGGTGCAAAGTTATGATCCACGGGATCCGGTACTTCAAATGCAGGGGCGTGTGCAAGGGCACTGCACCATTTAGCACTTACAGTGGCACTTATGATTTGCCAGAAGGCTTGTCAATGGTTCAATGCCTTGTCTGTTTATTCGTAACAGTGGCAATGGATGAGAGTGCGCTACGGCCACCCAAAGATGCCAACAATGTCCAATGATCGAAACATAAGCCGATGCACTGGATGTGGTATGTGGCTGGATGCGACACACCGAGATTGCAGTACCTGCCTATTGTGGTCAAGTCGTAGGGTGTAATATCTTGGATTCAACTCAGCTGGGTGAGTCTAAACAGCAGGGCGCATTGATTGTGCGTTGTAGCCCGTTAGAGGGGCAACCTTTGGCCTGCACTGATCAATGGCCATTCTCCCAATGGGGGGGATATGGGGGGGCGTTAATGTTGTTGTTAATCCTTACGCTTTGTCTTTCTACTGCCTTAACTGCAACAGCAAAAGATGCTGGGCAGGGCAGATGGGAAGTGCAACTAATTAAAGAAACCAAAGACTACAG